TTTAACATAACGACTCTTCTCTACGTTGATAATAAAATTGTAACCAACAATCTCAGTACCCTCTTTCTCTTGCTGACGTCCAAGGATGTAAACATTATCTGCTGAATACATTGCACCAGTACCACCACCAACGATGGCTTTCGGGAACATTCCGATCTCCATATATGTATGATTCACTACAACAAGTGGAATGTCTTTCAGATTTAAGTGAGGTGTAACCATACGGAATAATGACTTCATCGCTTTTGCACGAGTCATATCAGCAACAGACTTACCTTCAAGTGCATCTTCTACTTCTTTTTTTGATGCTAGATTACCAATTGAATCAATAACAATAATCAAATGTTCACCACGTTCAAGATTGGTCAACTGTTGCATAATATCAAATTTTAATTGTTCTATGTCTGTAAGAGGAGTGTGAAGCACCCTATTAGTGTCGATACCAAAAGTATCAAAATAAGATTGTGGCGTACCAAATTCAGAATCATAGAAAAGTAATGCTGCATCTTTATATTTCTCCAAGTAAGATTTTGCCATCAAAAGAGAAAATGCAGTCTTAAAGTGTTTTGATGGACCTGCCCACATCGTAAGACCAGGAGTTAAACCTCCATCTAATTGACCTGACAGCGCCACATTGATGATGGGAATTGCTGTAGGTATCATATCTTTACTAGTAAAAAACTTAGACTTGGCCAAAATAGCCGAGTCTTTAATACTACTATTCTTTTTAATTTTATCAAGAATACTCATTACAATTTCTCCTTAAACGAAAACGGTACATCATAGTCATATTTAGGTTCTAGCGTCTTTATTGTTGCGATATTTTCTTTACGAATTTGGAGAACATCTTTATCGCCTTGATTATATCTAGTTTCTCCTTTGGGTGCATCTTCATCATCCTTATTCGCCGAATCTTTTGCCATAGAAATTGTTTCGGTACCTTTTGGTTTATTCTCATTTTCTTTGAGTGAAATATTTGCAGATATCAATAATAACACAGCTAACGGGTCAAACACAATCATTATTAACATTATTACCAGTCGAACAGCTTTATCAACACTACCATCTTCTTTACCGTAGATCAACTCTGCCACATACTTAATAGGACCAATATCAGCCGTTAACCTATTTTCTTCTTTAAGTAATGGTAATTTTCTTTTAGTTAATTCTGATATTTCTTTCTGTGTGTCTTGTATTTGTTTATCCAAACGGTAACTTGCTGTTGATGGATCCTTAGCTCGTTTCAATAAGTAATCCATTCTATCTTTGGCAATATTCTCTTGTGCCAATATTGTTTTAACTTCGATATTATTAGAACCAGAATCTAATGAAGAATCTATGTGTGATTTGGCCAAGAACCCAAAGATACCCATTGAAGTAATTAACATTAATAACATAACAGAAGCGGTGAGATATATCTTTAGGAGTACAGGAGAAGTCTTCCAATTGCGATATAACCACGAGGCTGTAACTAGCTTAGCAAACTCAAGAGTAGAACCCATAAACACCACAGGCCAGAAAGCTCCCATAAAAATGGCAGCTAATCCGATCACTGAATAATATGCTGCTATTCCTGACAGTAATAAAGCTGCCAGAAATGTAAAGTATATCATGTAAAGAAGTCCTCTAATGAATTTTGTTTCTCTATAGACCAACCAAGACAATCTAAAATAACTTTAATGGGGTCTACAAATGCCTTTTCGAATTGCATATCGTAATCAATATATTTTTGTAAATCGAATTCTTTAGGCAATCGATTAGGATACGATATAACCATATCTTTAAAGATATTAGGTAACTTAAGATAAGTGAATTTAAGTTTCTCACCTTCTTGTATCAATGGGTATTTATTCGTTAGCTTATGTTCTTTGAGATAGTAGTTATACAACAAGGCACCTTTAACATGAATTGGAGTACCTTTCTTATAGATTGAAATTGAATCTGAATAATTCTCCAGGCCATTGACACCTCTAGGGAAAGAAATATCTTCTACAGGCAGACCTTTAAATTGTTCTCTAAAGTCACCAATAAACTTATGAACATCTTCTTCTGTACCACTCACGATCAACTTGATTAATTCTTTCATCTTTTCACGAATGACGGAAGGTGTAGAAGACTTAATCATCTCAAGACCCATCACCTTCATGTGAGGTTCGTTATACTGAACACCTTCATTGTTGTATATATTAAGAATATATCGTTTCTTGGCAGTCCAAATACCTTTATCAGAAAGACCTTCTCGTTTCATCTCCATCTTTTGTTGATAGGCATGTACATATTCAGCCAATTCTTTATATGATCTATCAATGAATGGCTGTAACTTATCTTCACAGATTTTGTCCATGAGAGCAATTACCTTTTGCTTATCACTGGTGTCTTTAATAAACTTATCAACTAATTCACCCATACGAAGATAGATTGAATCTGTATCAGAAGCAATTACATAGTCCACATTCTTTGTTTCAAGCAACTTGTTCATATATTCGTTAATCTTACCTTCAATCCAGCGAATACTTAATTGGCCAGCAGATGTGACACCCAACGCCATACGTAAATCATAGAAACGGAAATACTGAGAACCCAAAGCACCGTAAGCGGAATTAAGAGATACTTTTTTAGCCAATTGTATATTATTGAACTTAGCGACCTTTTTGTCAATTTCATATTTTTTAGCCTCGTTAGTTTCTTTTTCGTATTCTTGTTTGGCTTGAATCATTAACTTCTTATATTTCTTACGATCTTCATACATTTCTTCCATCATAGCTGGTAAGAACCCCTGTTTGTCGGTTCTAAAGAATTGACCATTAGGAGTTAATGTAACATTGGTGAGACCAGAAGTGTCTATCTTCTTCAGTAATAACTTATCGACAGTAACACCCTTTGATATAATATTACGCATTTCTTCTGTATAATCTTCTGGATCAATCAGATTCTCTGGAGAAATATTATATTGCATCATCAAATGTGGATAAAGTGAATTTAAATCGAAACTAGCAACCCAATTATGCATACCAACCTGTACGTCTTTAACATAGGCACCTTCGAAGGCCGAATCTTTACTTTTGTGTTCACGGGGCGGCACAATAATATTCTTTTCAAACAAATAAGAATAAGTCAGAGCATCCCACATACGAGTTTGAGCAAATACATCTTCAAAGTTTGTCTTGGTATCATATGCCAAGGTGATTGCTAGTTCAAGAAGTTTTAATTTGTCTTCCATCTTAATAATCAACTGTACGTCTTTAATGTTATATTCAATAAACTTTTGATAGTTTTCTTTATATAACTGGTGAAGATTATCAAACTCATCATACGATAACTTACCTTGACCTAGTTCGACCTGAGCAATATTATCTAATCGATACGACTCCTGCGACTTACCATTAGGTGAATACCACTTATATAGATCAATATAATCAAGGGATGATACACCAGTAAAGGTATATTCAATCATCATACGGCCATTGATATTCTTATTACGTTCACTGATATAGTTCCATGGCGAAAGTTTCTTTGTATCATCTTCACCAAGAATTTTACGAAAACGATTAACAAGATAAGGTATATCAAAGAACTTGGTGTTCCAACCAGTAATGATATCAGGACACTTCTTTGTCCATAACTCCATAAATTGTTTACAGAGTGTCCATTCATCGCGGCACTTCACATAGACTTCATCGCCTTGCTTGTCATAGTCACCGCAACCAAACACAAAGGTACCACCATTAACGTAGGTAATACAAATGGCGGTGATAGGTTGTTCTGCTTTATATGGGTCAGGAAAACCATTGTCAGAACCGACCTCAATATCAACTACAGCAATAAGAACTTTGTCTTGGTCATAATCAACCATACCATGATGCTGGTCGGCAATATACGCATACTCAAATCGAGTTTGGCCATAAATTTTTGTGGCACCAGATACCTCTTCAAACTGCTTAACGTATTCTTTGGCTTCTTTAATATCTCCAAATATTTTTTGTTTAAGATAATGACCATCTAACGACTTAAACTCTGTAGGCCGAGTAGATGGTAAATAAAGAGAAGGAGAGTATTCGATCTTTTGTTTTACTCTCTTTCCACCCATGACACCACGGTAAAGAATATTACCGCCGATGCTCTGTACATTTGTATAAAAGTTTTTCATTTAACCCATGATTAATGTTTTGGGAGGAACCACAATACCAGACCCAAAGACTTGATTGTAATTGTTAACAAAGTCTTGAGCAGGAGTATAATAATACACTAGGCGAGATTTGTCAATAGTTACAGTAGTGTTTTTCAACGGTTCGGCGTAAGGAGGAAAAGGTGCAAAACCAACCTGAGGTTGACCCGTTTTATCCATCATTAATTTGATAGATACCGGATTATTAATCACATATTGCGTTTCAGATTCAGATTCTACTTCACCCATAATGTCTTCACTGGATGTTAATTTTAAACCAATAATTGCCATTTTATTCTCCTAAGTTATAAATACTATAAATATACAGTACTCTCATCATTATACATAAAAAACTGTGAATTGTCAAGAACTTAATGGTATACTTATTCTGATCTGGTGTCAAAAAAGTAACACATGGAGAAATGATGAAACACACAATTTTAGCTATTTTATTGACAGTATTTACAACAATGGTTTTAAGCCAAACGGTAATACCTATTCCGGCAGATATTGCAAAAATTCAAAAAAATAAAGTACTAACCGTATCTATTAAAAGTGGAAATGTTCCTCCATTTTTTAGTGGAGAAGGTGATGATATACGAGGACTTGATGTAGAAATTGCCAAAAGAATTGGTGAAATGTTAAATGTTCCTGTTGTATTCAAACGAGATGCTAAAAGTTTTCAAGAAGTTGTAGAGCAGGTAGCAAAAGGAGAAGCCGATCTGGCTGTCTCTAAACTATCAATTACTGCACCTAGACTTCAGATAGTTAAATTTTCTAGACCTTATATTACTTTACGTCAAAGTTTGGTTATCAACCGACTCTGGTTAAGTAAAAATACTAACAACAAACCTTTATATTTGGTGATTAGAAATTTTCATGGTAATATAGCTTTTATGAAAGGTTCTAGTTATGATACTTTTGCCAGAATTAATTGGCCAAACGCATCATATGTTCCAGAGACTGATTGGAATGTGGTGATTTCGAAAGTGATGAAAGGTCAAGTTGCTGCTGGATTTAGAGATGAGTTTGAAATTAAAAAGATTGCTTTCGAAAACCCCGAAGCGGCAATTACTACCAAGTTAATTACAATATCCGATTCGGTCGATAACATTGCGGTTGCTGTTAATTATAATTCAACGCATCTACTGACGATAGTGGACTTCTTAATTAAAAATGAATTTTCTAATATTGACTCTAAGAAGTTAATGGAACGATATAAAGAAGAATCTAAAAACCGGAAAGAATTGAAATGAAAAATAATTTAAAGAAAATTTTAACAAGTCCTTGGACAATATTCACCTCTATTGTTTCTTCTGTTTTGGGTGGTATATATTTTCCTGAAGAAACAATTCATTTAGAGATACTTGGTTCAATTTATATCTCTCTATTGAAAGTAGTTGTTCTTCCCTTTCTTCTTGCAACGATTCTTGTAGGTGTTATAACATTATTGCAGAAAGAAGGAAGTTCAAAGATGATTAAGAAGATAGTTATTGGATTTGTAGGATCCATGATTATTGCTGGAGCCATTGGTGTTGGTAGTGTTCTTTTAACGAGTAGTGAATTAACACCAGATAAAAGGGTACAGTTAGGTGCTCTTGTTAATAGTAAAGATTCTTCAGGTGATATTAATGTTACTTTACGTGAACCTATGCCAGCCATACCAGCATTTGATCCTACACAAATTACTGATAAGTTTATACCAGAAAATATCTTTAAAAGTCTTGATGCTGGAGAGAGTCTTAAAATTGTAATATTCTGTTTGATTTTTGGTATTGCTCTAGGTAAAATCAAATCAACAGGTCAAGCGGTATTGGTTGATATGTTACAGTCAATACAACAAGCGGCTATTTCAATCTTTAAGTTTCTAAACTATTTTTTACCATTTGCCCTTTTTGCTATGATCTCGGCACAAGTAGGTAAAGTTGGTATAGGAATATTTGGTACAATGATTGAATTGATCTTTCAGCAGGCAGTTGGAGGAGTAATTCTAATTGTTTTATCTACCTTTGTTATATGGAAATTTGCTAAACAATCTTTAATGGATGTTATTAGAGCCACAAAAGAAACATTAATTGTTGCTATTTCAACTCGTAGTTCTTTAGCCTGTATTCCATATGCACAAGAGGCTCTTCATAAGTTGAAGTTCGATAAAGGTTCTATAGAGTTAGTAGTACCACTTAGTCTTACTGTTAATCGATTAGGTTCAATTGTATACTTTGCAATTGCGACCGCCTTCATTGCAAACATATATGACGTATCTTTAGGTGTTGTTGGTTTACTTCTCATTCTGTTTGGTAGTGTTTTAGCAGGACTTGCGTCTGCTGGAACAACAGGTATCTTAACGATTGCTACAATAGCTGTTGTATGTGATCTATTAAAGTTACCTAGTGAAGCTGTGGTGATTCTTCTCATTGCTATTGACCCATTGATGGATATGATTCGTACTGCTTCTCATGTCTATTCTAATATAGCTGTAGCAACCTTCATATGCGATAAGGAAAATGGATAAACTAAAAGATTTCTTTCTTGCCCTTTTAACGTGGATTGGTGGAAGTTTTTTTAGATTATTAATTGTTATAATACTACTAATTGTTACGATGTTTGGATGGGTCATTTATACAGAAAAAGACTCATTCATGGCATCTTATCGAGCGCAACAGGCACTTCCAAAGATGAATGGTAATTATGAAACGGCTACTGAGTTTATTTTTAAAAATAGTGAGGCAGAATTAATTGCAATCTTTGATGTAAATATGCTTTTGAATACAAGAAAAATAGTGTATCTTGTTACAAGAAATGGAAGAATTAAAACGCACGATGGTTTAGATGTTGGTTTGTTGACAGGTAATCATGCCAATAATACTGATGTAATTGCATTAATGCAGGGTCAGACAGTATGTAGTAGTTATACTAAACCACAAAGTTATATTGGATTTACATATAAGAATAATGGTATAACTTATATGTGTAGAATTAGTGTTCCACCAACACCTGATCTTTTTATTGGCCAAGTTAGTGTTGGTTGGAAAGAAAAACCAGCTGATGAAGAAGTTGAAAAAACCGTTTTGACGGCCGGCGCTTCTATGCTTTATACTAAAAAAGGATTTTAAAAATGAATTTAATTAAATTGCTTTGTGTTATGTTATTGATTAGTGCTTGTACCACAAAAACTTCAAATGTTTTATGGACCCCGAGTGAATCTGAAAAGGCGCTAATGGCCAAAGAAGATACTCGTGAGAAAGCAATTAAAAGTATCATAGATAACTATAAGAGGTAGTGGCTCCTCGATCGAGGAATATTTGGAGCGGAGGTCTGCTATGCTCAGATAACATAAGAGGGTATCTTATATCGTACTATTACACTCCGCATTAATCATTTCTAAGTACATATTATATCATTATATATCACATTTGTCAATCATTATTTTTAAGTATACCATTTATACAATATAATCTTTCATTTTATCTAAAGTTTCTTCAAAGGTGATTAATTCTTTATCACTTAATTTGGCCAAGGTTAATGAAAAACATCTTCTATTTTTACCTTGGTTTTCACCATTTATTAATGAATGTATCTTGGCCGAATCTAATATACAATGATCATTTACTTTTGTTCTATAAACTTCAATACAATCGTTTTCATTATAATTTCTTATTGTTGTTATAGTTTTGGCTCGCATAGTATAAATCTTATTTAATATTCTGTTATCTTTTATCTTATCTTCTTCTTTTATTTTATACCAAATCATTTCTGTATCATAACTATCAAATATTAAATTTAATTTAACTCTAGGTTTAATAGGTTCTTTTGAATCGGCATGAATACTATAAACTTGATGTGGATGACTATGAAAGTATCTACCCCATTTTGGATCAATATAGAGACCAAGAGATTCTATCCATTTATGAAATTCAGGATTAATCATATCTCTAGGTATAATATTATTTTTAAATTGAAGAACTTCTTCTGTGATGGGGTAATCAACATCAACAAACTCTACAGGTAACTTTATACTTCTGTGATATGGATTTGACATGACAAGTCTTTTGGTGCCCCGTGACAGAATCGAACTGCCAATTGATGATTACAAATCAACCGTTATACCATTTAACTAACGGGGCGGCAATATATTTAATTAAGTTTTCCAAACTATTTTCTTATTTTTGATCGGTCTATTAGGATTCTTTATACCTTTAAAAACTTTCCATAATTCATGTTTCACCATGAATTTCATATATAGGCCTTCTTCTCGACCATATGCTTCTATTTCCCAAGGTTGATAATAATATTCAATAGTATCTGAATCAATAACGGTACCATGCCACCGACTGAGTGATGCATTGGTTTCGCCTTTAGCAAACTGTTTTACATGTACCATTTCATGTGCTAGAGTTTCAAAAACATCTTCTACACCTAGACCATCTCTTATTTGAATCATAAATTCTCTAGGTTTCCAATTATCATTAAAACCTTCTACCGAAGAATAACCATAAAAATCTAATTTTTTATTAAATTTTATAGTAAGATTAATATTATTGTATAGTCTTTTATTAGTTATAAGGGTTTGACCGAAGAATTCAGCGGCTTCTCGGACATATGACTTGAATCTTTTATCTGGACAACCTAATATCCGCAAAAACATCGATAAGTCCCCTTTAACTATCGTAGGGTATTTATCGGTTACAGGTCGTTGATGTAAGTTACTTTGACTCCGGCCTCGGCAAACATCTTAGATGACCGTATAGCGTGTTGTTCCCATTTAGGATTACTACCAGTACCCATTCCTTCGCTGACAATTATGACACTTTTTTGCATAGATTGTATAATACCACGGGCACAATCACAACAAGGAATGTCACAAGTTAGTAACATATGACAGTTTCTTATGTCAGTATGCGTACGGAGAGCGTTATAGAGTGCGTTCCGTTCTGCGTGTTCGTACCAATAGTACTTCTCTTCATTGATTCGACTATGCCTTAAGGCTACAGTTTCATTTACTTTTCTAGGTAAACCATTATAACCTATTGATCTGATTGTATAATCTTCATCAATAATCATGGCACCTATTTTAGTATTGGGATCTTTACTTAGACCTTTAACCGCCTGAACTATAGGCATTAACGACAATAACTTATCTTTATTCCAAACTTTCATAATTTAAAATACCTCATAACTATCTTTTCTAACATACCGAATATTCTTCCGAACTTTATAGAAATCAGAAGAATCCTCTACTTTTTTCAAAACTGGAATAAAAACAACACCATCAATAGAATTAAGTTCCCAATGTTTATAGGTATAGAAGATTTCGGTTTCATTGAACCGATTTCTGACTTTTTGAAGAACGATGGGTGTATTGAATTTTTTCATAACAAGTATTATACATCAAAAGTAGGGGGCTGGCAAGGCCCCCGTTTTAATTAAGATTTAATGGCAATCTTCTTGACAGCATCTTGTACTTTAACGATATTCTGTAACCAAACTTTAAGCATACCGTTTGTTAATTCGGCATCTTTAATTTCAATCTTATCGTTAATGGTAAAGATACGTTCAAAGGCACGATTAGCAATACCTTGATACAAATAAGTTTCAAGTTTACTTTCGTTTTCTTTGGTAAGACCTTTGATTGTCAGTTTGTTTCCATCCATAAGAATTTCAATATCAGACTTGGCAAAACCAGCTACTGCCATTTCGATGACATATTTATTTTCATCGATTTGTTTGATATTATATGGAGGATAACCCATGGCCTTTGAAGTACTCTCTGATGCCTTTTTAAAAGCATTAAGAGTCTCATCAAAACCGATGAATTGTTTATACATATCTCTATTAAAAACGTCTAGTAATGTCATGGTATTTCTCCTTTTAGTTAAGCGAGTTTTCAAAAATGTGGACCCTTTCGGCATCCACTCATCTATTTATATCAGGAAGTATAAAATTTCTTACCAATATTATATTTTGGCACTAATTGCCACTCTTGTTTTTCTTTGTGAGAAATAATCTTAATTTGAGACAAGAAAATAGGTTCTGGCGTTTCAATCTGTTTTACATTGACCAACTTTACCAGTTCCCAATCTTGTAACAATTTTGCTATAGCATTTCTACGGGATAAATCATTTTCAGTGATGTTTGTAGGTTTACCATCTAAAGCGAATAATTCTTTAAAGTGTACAATATAATATTGACCTTGTTTGTGTAGTATATGACACGATTGAAACAAGGTTTTATCTTTTTTAGAAGCAACACCAATACGTGTTAATGTCTCTCGTACTTTTAAAAAATCATCTTTTTCTTTTAAAGTTACCTCTACTAAATCGGTTATTGAGATCATTATTTTTTCACCCCGCCTTTGGTTGTTTTTTCTCTTATTTCAGCGATTTGTTCATTACTTAGAATCCGTAAAGCCTCTTTGGCCCTCTCATTAGAATAACCAAAATACAGCTTAACACAGTCTATGTCATTGTTAACTTCCGCCTTCTGCCATTTTTGAAACTTTCTTTTCATAGGTCGGATAGTATTTAGAAGATACTGATATTGCATATCTTTGTCTAATCCGTTATGAATATTCATCTCATTGGCATAGAGAACACAATCCATGTGATACGATAACGCTCTATTAATTACAAATGTAGTATAGTCTTTATAACTTTGATCATCTTCAAAAACATTCTTTTTAGTTTGTAGAATTGAAGGTATAATCTCCTTAAATAAATCTGGCATTTTAACTATCTTTCTCTGATAATATTGGTTGTTGTGTTGGCCAGTTAATTTTGTAAGAATTCCATTTAAAATTTTCTTCTTCAGATTTATTATATGGAGAATCAACAATATATTGAACTATTGCATATTCACTTAAAACCAAATATCCATGAGCATATTGTGGAGGAATCATTAGTGCTGTGTTTTTATCTAATTTTATTCCATACCAATCTCCTGTTTCAGGATTTAAAGCAACATCAAAAATTTCTCCTACGATAGGCATAACAAATTTAGTTTGATTTTGTCGGTGCATTCCACGTAAAACGTTGAACTTACTAGTAGCCAAATTAATTTGTCTAAAAGTTCCTCTCATACCATCATCAGAAGATTTTGATAACTCACAAAAATCTCCACGATTATCTATATATTTTCTATGATGGATTAATTTCACGCCTGATAATGTTGTAATCATTTGAATTCACACTCTACCATAATCTCAGTTAAACAAGCAATCAAGTTAATCTCCATATCAGCTACAAAAGCTGCCTGATATTGATACTTGGCCAAAATTAAAACTAACTGTGGAACAGATTGAGGTTTAAGTATCTCATACAGGGTGTCATACAACTTACGAAAGACTCGTGTAGGATCGTTATCTAGATTGTTGGTGACCCATTTACGACAGTCAGCAAAGTTCTTTTCTTTAAGAGACTTGATTAGATCGCTAAGAATCAAATCAGAAACTGAAACAAGAATACCTTCATCAATTTTACCAGACACCGAATATCGTTGTAATTCATTTAAAATTCTACGATTATCAGGAAAGTATTTTGTAATTACAGCGGCCACAGCATTCTTACTATACTCAATCTTTTCAGTTTGAAGAATAGTTTCCACTCGTTTAAGAAATTGAGTGGCTAATTTAGCCTTGCTTCCATTAACTTTGAAATCAATACAGGTACATCGAGAATGAATAGCCTCTAATAAACGATTCTTAAAGTTACATGTAAAGATAAAAGAACAGTTCCCGGCATACTCCTCAATTGCACCACGCAATGCAGGTTGCGTTGAATTGGGGTTTAGATAGTCAGCCTCATCGATGATAATAACTTTGCGACCACCCATCAAACTCATCGATGAGGCATATCTTGCGATCTTATTTCGTAATACATCAATACCCGATTCGTCTGAACCATTAATAACCATATGGTCACAACCAACTTCATTACAAAGTGCTTTGGCAATAGTGGTTTTGCCAACACCTGCCGTACCTGACAGAAGAAGATTAGGAATTTCTTTACGATTCACATACTCCTGAAAGGTAGCCTTGACGGCATCAGGAAGAATACAATCTTCTACGGTTTTAGGACGATACTTCTCCACCCATAACATATGATCCATTCACATTCTCCATAATATAAAATAACATTATAACACAATTAACTTTCAATAGCAACACACATCATTTGATTTCTGTAATCCCTTCAAATAATGCTTCAAACTCTTTTGTTTCTGCTACTTCAATCTGAAAGTTCTGTTTGTGATATGTCTTGGCCATTTTCTTAAGAATCTTTTTAGGAATCTTAGTTGCATCAGAAGCCTGTTCAATAATATCTTTGATTTGCTTTTGGTGATCAGCAATCTTAATCAAACATTCATTAACTTCAACTATATAACCTTTAATCTCCTTTAGTTGTTTCTCGTCATACGTACCAAACAATGTCTGAATTGTAATCATAATTAATTTCCAAATACACAGAAGTTTTTCTCAAGAGCAATCCAATACTGAATGTCTTCTTTAGTATTCTTGAAGTGACTGAAACCTTTCATTGAAATATTAACATCATAAGGACCAGGAATAATCTTTAAATTTTCAACAGAGAAAACGATTTTAAAACTCTTACCATTACCTTCACCAATTTCTGTAGAATTGATATGAGATGAATCGTTCTTGGCATCAAAAGTAGAAATACTGATTGTATCACCATCAGATTCAACAGCAATATGTACCGAAGAAAGAATAGAAGCATTCTTCAAAATCCATTCAAGGTCTTCAGCTGTAACACTGAATGAACAATCAATAGAAGGAAGTACCAACATCTTCTCAGGAGGAAGAATCATTACACTCTTTTCCGATTGACGAAACTTAGTCTTACTCTTTCTAGCATTTTTATTGAAGTGAATATCTGTACCATCAATAATGATTTCAGGATCATACATCGAAGATACAGTCATAAACTCGGTAAGATCACCAATACAGAAATTCTCTGTAATAGCATCTTTCAAAGTAACTTCGGCCAACACAGTTTTACTTGGAGAAATAGTAGATAACTTATTTCCTTTTTTAAATTCAATGCCTTTGTTAATTGTAGAAAAGTGTTTCATACGACCAACAAGTTCAGGTGACAATATCATTTTTCGCTCCATTATATAAATTAATCTTTAGAATACAGTATATCATGTTCATACAAAAACATCAAGCAGCACATTGCATGGGCTAGGTGATGTATACCAGATTCTGTATCTAGTTTCTCTCCTTTTTTCCAAGCCCATATGTGTCTTTCCATGGCATCAAAGTATCTACGTTTTGATTCAGGTACTTTTTGCCAATTGTTTCTTTCATACTTCTTAGCTCCAAAAGTTAAGACCCTTACAACTTCTTCTAAGGCTAATGGCGGTAACAAACCAAATTCTAGTTTGTCACCGTCAAACTTACGACCTTTACTCGTATTACCGTTAGTAATTTCAATATCTTTGGTATCAATATTAAATATACTTTCAGAAGCAAGAGAATTAAATATAAAACCCATTACATTTCTCCAACATAATTAGCAACTGCTGGCATATCTCCTTGAAAGTGATAGGTACCAATATGAGATGTTTTCATCCAAGGACATAACCAAATTTGTCCGCCAATTTTACGCCACATCTGACAGAACATATAGTCTTCTGAAAGGTAGCGATCAGAACCTCCACCAGTAATTGATTCTTTTGTATCAATAACGGTATCAAAGAAGGCATGAATATATCGTGAACCATCAAAGTTTGCTTGACCTACATGATCAGGTTTATAACGAATAGTTGGATAAGCTTTAGTCATTTTTGTAAAAACTTCACGCTTCATCATCATAAAACCAGTACCAATCTCTAATACACTAAGAGGTTCTGTTACAGAGAATTGTGCTGTACCTTTAACAGGATTAAATACAAAATCACCAGTTAATTTTTCTAATACGCCAGTGTCAATTTTAGGATTTTTTTCAAAGGCTTTTGCAATAGATTTCCATTTAATAGCTTTCTTTGGGTAAGGTCCACCAATAACATCTTTATCTAAAGCTAATAACGCTACAACATCTTGTGGATTAAAATGTACATCGGAGTCAATAAACAACATATGAGTACAATCTGATCGATGAATAAATTCATCTACAAGATAATTTCGTGCTCGGGTAATCAATGACTCATTAAACAGAAATGAGAATTTTATTTGAATACCATATTGCATACAAATAGACTGTAAATCAAGACAGGCTTTCATATATAAACCGTGATTCATACCACCATACATTGGA